CCTGGACAAAGGTTTCCAGAACGCCGCGCTGAAGCGTGTTCTGAGACAGCGTTGCTGCCTGTGCAAGGGTGACAGCCATGACGGCTTACCTCTTTCTTTTCGGAAATGGCCCGCAGGCTATCGCCCTTGGGAGTTGTTACTTGCTTGCGGTTTCGTAAGCGTGGGTGAGCGTCCCGATACCGGGCGTGGTTTTCACCGCAGTCTCACCGCGGGCACCCGCGCCGGGCACCTCACCGACACCGCCGCCGAAGGTCTTCACGAAGTCATCAGCGTCAGCCTCAAGTTCTTCCTTCGTGGAACCCTGCAACCGGAGAGCGGCTTTCAGGTCAAGGCCCTTCAGAGCTGCGATCTCGTAGCGGAGAAGTTTCGCGTCTCGCTCAGCGATAGCGGTGTCCTTCTCACGGTCCGACTTCTCAAGCTGCGTGAATCGCTCATTGCGCTTTTCGTCGTCAGACTTCGTTGCGTCTTCGAGTTCCCGGATCCGGGCTTCCCGGTCAGCGGCCAGCTTCTCAGCGGCCTTACGGGCGTCACGCTCCGCTTTCAGAGCCTTCTGGCCACCCTCGCCAAGGTTCTCAGCGCCGGAATCACCAGAGCCCTCCCCCTGACCCTCAGAGCCGCCATCAGCGCCCGCAGGAGCGCCCTCACCGCCAGCGCCTTCTTCCATGACCGCATCCCCAAACAGGGAACGGTTGAAAGCAAACAGCGCCTCAACGCCACCAGGGGCCCGAAGGTCAATGCCATGCGGGCCGATCAGTGGTTTCTTACTCATTACTGCCTCCATCGCAGAGGTAATACCCGTCAGCCTCGCGCTTCAGGGTTGGTCTAATTGCCGCCCATAGACTTACGGGCAGTGAGTGCCGCAGCCGGATCACCATTCACGACAATCCGCCGGAAATCGTTCTCAACAGCAGCGGCCAGTTGCGGGGTCAGCCTGCCGCGCCCGAACGGGTTACGCCCTTCAACAACCGCATCCCAGTTCCTTTGAGCGTCGAACATGCGCCGCTCAGCAGCCGTCATCGTCGCCCGCGCAACAGGATCCCTAACACCGGAGCGCCTAGCTTCTTCTACGGCGTTACGGACGCCCACACGGGTTCCGCCACGCCCCAGAGCGCCGTAACCCTCACGCTGCCCACGGAGGACGCCCTGTGGCTGCTGACCGCCCGGCAATACGTACCCGTTGCGTTCCAACAGCCTCAGTGTTTCCTCACGGGACAAGCCCTGAGAGTAGATGCCCTCCGGTGTGAGTCGTGGGGGTCTGCCGCGTCCGAAGTTCCCGCGCTGTGACGTTCCCTCCGTGGTGATCAACCCGCCCGGCTTCATGCCACGTTCAGCGTTGACCACCTGGAAGATGTCAGCGCCGTCGCGGATAGCCTGAGCGTTAGGGCCCGTGAAGATCTTGTCCTGATCCTCTTTCGAGAGGCTGTGGAAGTACTCGTAAGGGTCCGTGGTGACATCCCCGGCGTTGTTCTCCGTTGACGGGATGTGCCGGCAGTCGCACCGAGGGTGCCGGCTGAAACCGGCGTTCCAGCGGAAGTACTTACCAGCCAGGATCACGCACCGCGGGCACGACGGAAGCGAAAGCATCCGCACATACCCAACACGGGGACGGGAAGCGATGTCAGCCGAAGCGGCAGCACGTCCCGTGTCAGCAACCATCGTCTGCACGTTACGTTCCAGCACACTACGCCCAACCTGCAACGCATGCGCCGGCTGCAACCCCGAAGCAATAGAAGCCTTCACATGCGTCACAGGCGAATACAACAGCCCAGACAAAGAACGCCCATCCGGAGCCGAACCAACAAACCCCGAAGGATCCACAAACGACTTAGGAGCCTCATACACGCCCTGCGCCGCCAACGACGAAGCACCATACCCGGCCCCAAGAACAGCCGCCTGATACTGAACCTGCTCCAACGCCGGCTGCAACCCCGCCAACGAACGAACCCAAGAGCCCGTCAAATCAGCAGGATTCACCTGACGCCAGAACCGCCGCCCAATACCCAACGCCAGAACCTCAAGACCATGCATCGCACGGTCATACTGCTCAGCAGCATCAGGAAATGTCGTCACCAAGGGTTCCGCCGATCTTCGCAGCCAACGCATTCACGCCAGCGTCCTGCTGCTGCATGTCAGCGTTAGAGTTATCAACCCACTCATTGACCTTCGGCGGCGTAGCACCAGGGAGCATTGACCAAGCGTCCTTACGGGACATCCCAGACGTGATCAGCTTCCCAACACCATCCACAACCTGAGCGAACGAACGAATCTCCGTGTCGGACCAAATAGCCTCAGTAGCGACTTCCTCGCCAGAACCGCCACCAGCCCTGTGAGCCAGCCGCGCAACGTCAGCCAAAGACTCGCCAGCCGCCATCTTCAGATCCGCTATGAGGGACTGGAACGTTGACTCAGCGCCAGCCATGCCGTCCCCCGTCAGGTTCGCCATCTTTGTGAGCGAGTACTGCGGCGGAATCTGAGACGTAGAGAAGAACGTGTTCAAGAACGTGTCATAGACCTTGATGTAGTTATCCAGGTTTGACTCAGGCAGGTCAAAGACCTTCGTATCAGCGCCAGGGAACACAAGAGCCCTATCAACACCGATACGCCCCGGCGTGTTCAGCACCGGGATGGGCTGCTTATTCAGATCCAGCATGGGTGTACCGTCCGGGTTGCGCCGGACAACAATCTGCCCCTTGTTATCCCGCGCTACCGGGTCAAACGCCGTGAACACGCGCTGCCGGAACGCACTGAACTGCATAGCCAACAGGGTGTTGAAGCGGATTGTATTGATCGCGTCCTGCTGAGGCATCAGCTTCTCAATCGGCGCGTGTGGAACCCCGTCAGCGTCAACGTTGAAGTCGAACGGAACGAATGGCAACCCGCCAAGGTTATGCCTGCCGCCCAGCGTCAGCGTCCAGTCCTTATCGCCCTTACGCTGCACGAACTGAACCCACTCAGTATCCGAGTAGACATAACCGCTCAGGGAACCATCAGACTGCTCAATCTGCTTGACCGCAAACAGGCCCTCGAACGGGTCTTCAGGGTTCGGTTCAATCCAAACCCTTTTACTGTTCTCAGGCCGGATCTTCGGGGTCTTAGGCGTAGCCTTCCTAGGTGAAACTGACATCATCCCGCGCCCATGAATGTACATCTGCTGATACACAATCTTCTGACGCGAAGACAGTTTGTTAGGAACCCAGGACTGATTCCACAACGCCATATCAGCGTCGTTGTCAGGCCCTGTACGGAACCCCTCAACCTCAAGACGCTGAATCGGTGCGCTCATAGCAAGGCCCAGGAAGTTCGCCGGCGACTGCTTCCGCAACGATTCATACTCAGAGTTGATGCCTTCAGGAGCGAACGGCGGATCCTGCTTGCCCTCGAAGTAATCCTGCCGGCGCTGCCACTGCGTAGCCTGAGCGCTCAGCTTAGCTAGACCCGTGTCCAGGTAGGAACGTGCAAGCGTAGCGTCCACGCCACCACCCTCTTTTTAGTTGAAACCGTAAACGGCATTAGAAATACGTGCGTTCGCCTGATAACCCGCTGTCCAGCCAGCCTCGCGGGCATCAGAAGCAGCCGTGTGAGCCAGGATCTTCGCCATAGCAACGTCAAACTTCTGATGATCACTCGCCTTGTCCAGCAAGTACTTCTGCCCCGGCTTAGCCTTCTTCCGGGCATTCGCCATATGCACAGCAGCAATCGGGCACCCGTCATGCGTGATCCGGGCAGTAGCAAGATCCGTCTCAAACCGACGAATCTCCGCATACATCTGATTCACCCGGTACGTATGCCACTCAAAAACATGCTCATCGCCGTACCGGAGCGCCCAATCGCCAATCTCGCTGTACCAGTCCCGCGGATCGCAATACATGCGGGCCACACGAAACCGCGTGAACAACTCATCCACCGCAGCATCAACCTCGCCACGCGGAATCGTGCCGCCCCACTTCGCCGGATCCCACACAGCAGGCAAACCATCAGGCCCATACGTAGGAGTGAACGAAAACCCGTCAATCGTTTCGCACTGCAACGCCGTCCAGTCGTTATTCTCAGACCCGTCAAAGCCGATACAAATGTCCGTGCCCTCATCAGGGTTAGGAAGCCACAGCACCCGCGTACGCCCTTTCCCAGACACCAGCAGGCAACCAAGCACCCATACCCTCACCCAGACGGTTACCGAAGAACCGCTCAGCCTGCGCAGGGTCACGTTCCAGCAACTCGCCGGCCTCAGCCTCAATCGAATCCAGGTCAATGTGACCGCCGCGCTCACGCAACGAATCCCCATACGCGAAACGGTGAATTTTCCGCCGCTCAGCCTTATTCAGATACGAAAGGCTCTTAGGTGCCTGCGGGAAGTCCTTCAGGATGTCCTTAGCCGTAGACTCAAACGTTTTCTGAGCAACACTGTTCTCCGTGCGGTCCCAAGCGTTCGTCGTCTCAATAGACCGGCCACCCATACCAGCAAGGCCACGACGCTGCGTGTCAGCAACCTTCTGCATCCGGTTAGCGTCGTACCAAATCCCAGTCTCATCCTGAATCGCAAACGTGATCGGGTTACCCAGCCTGGACTGAGCCGAAGAAGTCACAACATCAATCCGGCCATTCCCAGCCAAACGGATGAACTCTTCACCGACTTTCATCAGTTCACCAAGCGGGCCCTGCCGGATCATCGCCTGCAACGGACGGTAAACGTTATCCGTCTGTTCCTCGGACGTAGCAGTGAGCTGAATCAGAGGCGTCGGGTACGGCATACCCATCGCATCGCCGGGTTCATACTCGAAGATGAACCCGCAACCACAGCCGTAGTCCCGGCAGTCATAAACTTCACCGCCACGAGCCCAGCCAGCGAAAATACATGGGCCGGCACCCTCATTAGCGATGATCGCCGCCGTCAAAGGCCCCTTACCCCACTTCTGAGGCCGGACAAGCTGAGAACGCCGGTAATGAAACGCCGGGGCAAGCACAGGATCCGCCGGATTCCACTTCGTACCAGGCTTCACACGGTAGTGATTCACCAGGAACCGCAACTGATCGTCATACAGTGTGAACGGAGAACCCTGCTTGAACCCGTCAGGGATGATGCAGTGCGCCTCAATCCAATCCGCAAT